TAATATTACCCTCTCTCTCCACTCCCACTCCCAATTTATACTGTATAAAAGGAAGAGATCCCGCAGTCGACAATTATTTGACAGCTAATTTTTAAACTCCGAAAATTAATCAATCATGCCGCGATCAGTTTCAAGAGGTAGGTCAGTGTCACGTGGATCTGGTGCCTATCCTACACCTAGTGGTAAGCGTGGTGGACCTAGTGGTAAGCGTGGTCGTAGCACTACACGTTCGTCAAAGGGTAAAAGCAAGCGAACAAAACGAAGCCATTCAAGGTCGCGAAGTCACAGAGGAAAACATGTCTACAACCCGTCAATGATTGCCGGTGGTCGTTCGCAGGCTGTGATTAAACTGGGAAAGGATAAGAAGTTGCCAAAGTTCATGAAGTTTGTGTCACAGCCTATTACGCATATTGATACAGGAGCCGTTATTGTAAAGGATGTTGCAGGGAAAGCTGCATATAGTTATCATGAATTGATGCATTATACTGATATGAATCGTGTATGGCTTGCTGCTGCAAGGGCAAATCGAGCTACCGTGGTAGTTGGTGGAGCGGATGTCCCAAAATGGGACGAAAAAAATCATTCTATATTTTTGCAGGATGGACATATTAATATTCGTATGGTAAATGGTGCTGTTGTGACAGCGTGTGTTGAGTTATTTGTGTTATCCACCAGACGAGATTGTAAGATAGATCCTGTCAATGCGATTGGACAAGACGTTGCTGATTTGAATCGTTATAATATATCTGGTACCGCTTTAGATGGCCAGAATGTAGCATATTATCCTTCGGATTCTCCAACGTTTATGGCTCATTTTCATGTTGTTCAGAAGTACCAGATGTGTTTGGCGCCTGGTGAAACACATATGCAAAATATATATGTTTCTTGGGAAAAAATGTTGCCCACTAGTTTGGCCAGTAGTTCTACGTTGACTACTACAGATACATTTTTTAAAGGATACACATGTTTTTTGATGTATCGTATTGTTGGATTTCCAGAAGGTCAAGTTGGGTCTAGTACTGCGTGTGCTTCTGGTATTACTGATTGTCACGTGACAATAGACAAACGATTTCGATATCGTTTGTTGGCTAATGATTCTAAGCATTATGAAGTATATAATAGTGTTAGTGTTCCTGGACTCCCGTCGTTTGTTGATGAGTTAACGGGAGCAGTTATGAGAACCGATATATTTGGCAATGTAACTGCAGCGGCGATTCAAACTTTAATTGCGTAGTTAATATAGCGGTTTATTTAATTTGACTGTAATACAATTTAATAAAATCCAATCCTGGTCTCTAAAAGCCGGATATTCATTGGATAAAATAATACATGGTTTCCCCCATAATAAGTCTACTTTTTTTCTATATTTGTCGGTACAGACAAATTGCTTTTGAGCACCAAGCCATTGCTTGTACTGCTTAAAAGTAGTCCAGTCCTCAAAATCGTCGAATATGGCGTACTCCACGTCGTCCCTTATAAGGTCCAACATGAAATACCCATTGAAGTAAACATGGGGTCCGAGCGATCGGGCCCATTCGGTCTTCCCTGTTCTTGAGGCACCGTATAGAATAAGGGATTGAGGACGGTCTTTCTAATAAATTGGTTAGCGACTGCCTCTGACCCCCGACAGCCCAAAAGGACTGCCCCCACCCCCCTATTCCACTGGAAAAATTCGGGTTCGCGTGAGCGAGCCCGTCGGGCCATGGGGAAATCGATGATGTTGCCAAAAATACCCCGCTAACAACATACCTCGTGCCTCTGATCGATCCAATCTGACAATTCTTGGGGGATATTAAAATCAACCCACTGAGGGACATACGTGGGAACCACAGGCTTGAACAATTTACGTGCCATATATTCTAAGCGCTCTTGGTTTAAGTAATAGTCCCTTGGAGAAATTTCCAACGCTGTCTTGAAGAATTCTTCTGATGTAGTAGCAGTTTGAAGTTCACTCCATTTTCGCTTCATCGCAGGGGGCTCTCCGCTCTCGATGAAATTTCCGTCTTTTTTAACGTAGTCGATGCATTTCTTGATAGCACGGGGACGAACGATGTTTGGATGATGTCCGTGGAAGTCAAAGACGCGTTCATCTCGTGTTCGAAGAGCCGTGTCCAATGTGAAACAGACGTGGACATGCGGCGTGCCGTCCTGGTGGAGTTCTGAACCGATGACCAAGTATGTAGGTGTGAAGGTGGACTCAAGCCATAGTTGAAAAGTCTCGGCGGTGATTGCGCATCGTGGGTAGGTAAGGAAGAAAGACTTGGCATTTATCTGCATGTGAGGGAGTGAGAGAGAGAGGTT